CCAGCGGCAAACTTGCCCCAAGCGTCGTTTCTATGGCTAGATTCGTCAGGCGTGCCTTTAGATTTCAGCAGTGGATGGACATTTTCCTTGAAGATTGGTCGCCCACCTAATAGCGCACAAATCTACAAAAGCACTGGATTTAGCGGTTTGGCAAGCGTCAACAACTCGGCAAACCTTGTGGTGACGTGGAGCAACGGCGAACTTTCACAACTGACCGCAGGCCGTTGGTATTTCCAAATCACCGCAGTGCAAACTTCGTCGGGTGCGGAACGCATCTTGACTGGTTCTATTTTGTTCAACTTCAACCCCCTGTAAGGATAGTGAAATAATGACGTGGACTTACTCTGCCGACCCGACTTCCTCCCCGAAGGACGCAGTTCGCTGGCTTGTTGGTGATACCAACCCTGATAACCCGTTGGTTCAGGACGAAGAAATCACTTTCAACCTTGCTGAAATGAACTATGAAATTTACCGAACCGCCGCCAACACGGCGCAGAATATCGCCTCTACCTTTACGGGTCTGGCGCAATCCACCAGCAAAAGCGTCGGTGGTTTGAGCCTGTCGCAGTCCTATGGTGATAGGGCGCAACGCTACGAGCGTCTGTCCAAAGACCTGCTTGCCCGTAGCCGTCGTGTTAACCCACCAATGGTGAATGCAGACCCACACGCTTTGGGCGCAGAATTCACCGTTCCGGGCGAATTTGACCCCTACTACGCACACGGAAACTACTGGCCTAGCGAATCCGTATTGGGCGTTACCACCACCTATGGAACTGGCTACAACCCCGGTGGGATGTAGGTAGAAAGTGGCCATTGACCCTGAACTTCTAGCAATAATGACGCAGACGATTCTGATTCAGAATCCTGCGCCCTACGCCGTTCCAACGGTTTCAGCACCGCTAGACATTTATGGTCGTCACGCCAACCCCCTTCCTAGTGGGGCTACCAACAACAGCGAACAGGCTTGGACAACGGCAGTTTCATACCTTTGCCGTATTGAATACACGACAAAGGTTTTCACCGACGCTGAGGGGCGTGAACGTAAGTCCTCTGGTCAGGCTTATTTGACGGGGTTTTTCCCCAACGTCAGCACGGAAAGCAAGGTGTGTATCCCCAGCCAAGTCCAGCCAGCCCTGCGGTATCCCGTAATCGCCTATATCGACAACAACTACGACGAGACAGGCCCTTACTCCACAACTATCCACTTCCAATAAGGGGTAGTGAAATAAATGGGTAGAGACTTCAGGGTTCTGTTTGACACTTCCAAACTGCCGAGCAAATCGATGGTGGAACACATATTCAGGGCATCAATGGCAGAAACGCTAAACACGGTTCTGCAAAAAGTGTATGACGACAGTCAGACATTGGTTCCCGTCAATACGGGGGCACTACGGGATTCGGGTGTTCTTGCCCCAGCCAGTGAATTTGTCTTAGACGCATACATCCAATATGGCAACAGCATGGTGGACTACGCCCTAAAAGTTCATGAAGATTTAGAAATGCCACACACCGCACCGACACAGGCAAAGTATTTGGAAGTTCCCCTGACCCGTCACCAACCGGAACTTATACCCTTGCTGGTTCATAACTTAGAAAAACATTGGAATATGGCTGGCTTGTCATCTACGTTCTCGTTGGGTCAGTTCACGGAACAATTGGGACAGGCGTTTGGGGGGTAGGATTTCACTATGGCACTTTTAGACGACATCGCCACGTTCCTCGTAGCCAAGGTCACAACGGCTTCTTACGGCTCGCAAGGTCTAGTGGCAGGGGTGAACCTGTTTGTGGGTCGTATGCCAGCAGAAGCCCCTAACGCCGCTGTTGTGGTTCAGCAGTATGAGGGTAAGAATTCGGGCTTCACAATGGGCAACGGCATTACCGCCCTTGATTATCCCCGTGTCCAAATCAGCGTTCGTGGGGAACGAGAGGACTACCCCGGTGCGTATGCGTGGGCGAACACCATTCGCAACGTCTTGGGTGGGTTTGTCGTTCCCGACGCTACCTACTTCCCCCATGTCGCCCGTATTGAGTTGATGGGTATCCCCAACCCCATTGGCTACGACGACGTAGAGCGACCACGTTTCTCTATGAACTTCCAATTCACTACCAATAACACTAATGGTGTTCCGACCACATGACCGTAGAACGTGATGTGATAATCAAAACGCTACAGGCGGCACGCAAGGCCAGCGAGGCTTCCCTGCTCGCTATCGCCGCAGTTGAGAAAATGCTTGTAGAGCCTGAAGAAACAGCATCAGCCGACGGCGTTGAGGAATTGGAAAAGGCTTGCGACCACGCCAAGGCAATACCCGTTAATGTTGGTGGCGGCAGTTATTTGGTATGCCCTTGTGGTGAACAGATAACGCAATAACTTGACGGCGGTCAAGTATTATGATAAAGTTCTTAGACCTGATTAAGAGAGGAACATATGGCTAAACGAATAGCAACGACCATCACCCCCCACTACATTCCGTCCTATGACGTTGCGGAGGAATGGAATGGCATAAATCCCGGCGACGTTGTAAAGGTTGCTGGCGAGCGTGGCGACTTCACCTTTATCAAAGTTCACATTCGCAACAACGAAGTGACCGACGTTATTGTTCACGGCGGAACCTATGGCAACCAAACAGTCCGTGCCTTCTACCCTCACCGTGTATCAGCATCCAAAAAGCGCAAGCGCACCATTCGGTCAGAAGACGACGAATAAGCCATAAACAGACACGCCTAGAGGCTCATACAACCCCTCAAATGGGATGTCCCATACTGGGTGCTACCCCAAATTAGCCAACTAGATTTCCAAAATACGATGGTAGCCTCTACCCCGTAGGGTCACTAGTTCGCTGAAAGGCGTTATGGCAAAGTCAAAAGTCACGGCATACCAAGTTTCAGGTCTATCGCCGCTTTATTACAGCGGCAAGATGGCGAACATTGGTGATGTTGTTACAGATATTCCAGGCGAGAGCATTGGTTGGTTAATTGAGCAGGGTTTCATCACCCTTGCCCAAGACCAGCCCGTTGACACGACCCCTGACGCACCTGTGGCAGACCCCACGCCTGTTGATTCATCACCTGCTACCGACCCTTTGGTTAGCACCGACACGACGGCGACTGCCTAATGCCAGTCTTTACTCACGGTAAAAATACAAGGGTATTGCTCGTTAACAGTAGTGCCTCCGCCACGATGACGGGTGCATCAGGCCCCCTCGCAATCACCGCAGTTGCCACATCTAGCCCCTCTGCTGGATACGCCACTTACACCACGAACGTTCCACACGGCTTGTATCAGGGAAGCACCGTAACCATTACGGGCTTCACCCCAACCGCCTACAACGCCTCTAGCGTCGCTGTGACGGCATCTACGTCACCGACTAGTTTCACTATCGCCAGTGCCGCTACTGCCTCTATTTCGGCTTTTGGCGGTGTCTCAGGCTTAGTTGGCTTCGTTGGGGCAACGGGCTTTGTCGCAGGACAGTCTGTGACCACGACAGGCTTTTCACCAGCGGCGTTCAACCTGACCGCCAACATCACGGCTGCCAACAACCTTGGATTCTCGGTTTCCAGCACCGCTACGGGAACATACAGTTCCGGCGGAACCGCAACCACCGCCGCTGCGCCCTACGACCTTTCGCAATACTTCAACGATGCCAGCCTTTCTCTAAACATTGAGGCGACAGAATCCACCACGTTCCAAACGGGTAGTTCCAAGTCCTACATCAAAGGTCTAAAAGACGGCACGATTTCACTATCAGGCTTTTACGACGGAACCCCACAGGGTCTTGACGCAATCCTGAACAATATGTCCTTCAACCCCTCTGACGACGCTTGTGTGGTTTTTGCCTTGGGCGGAAGCACCGACAACGAGCGTTGCTGGATGGCGCAGGGTATTGAAACCAAATATGACCTGAAAACCCCCGTGGCTGGCATTGTGGCAGCGGATACTGAAATCCAAGCCGACGCTGGCGTTTGGAACGGTACGGGTAAGGTTTTCAGCATTGTCGGAACGGGTGCGTCGGCAACAAGCGTCGCCCTCAACAATTCCGCTTCCAGCACCAATGGTGGGCTTCTGGTTATGGCGGTTACCGCCCTTTCGGGGACTATCACCTTGAATTTCCAAACTTCTTCCGACGGCACGACTTACACGAACGTCGGAAGCACGATTACGGCTGTGGGTGCTGTAATCAACCCAATTCTGGGCAGTATTAACCAATACTCACGACTCAACTGGAACTTGTCAAATGGCGGTTCCGCAACAATCTTTTACGGGTTCGCCCGTTACTAGGAAGGAATAAGAAATGCCTACATTTCAGCATGGTAAGAACGGGTTTCTTGCAATTGGCTACGAGAACGTGAATGGTCGTACTGCGGTCACCTCTTTGACTGCCAGCGTTACAGGAAGCCCAGCAATTATCGCTTGTGCGCCAGCAACGGGAACGCTCTTGGCAGGTGGTCAGCCCACTCTTGCCGGTGGCTCGGTTTACGGTGCTTTCGTAAACGGTATCCCCTACGCCACGGCAACCAAGTTCGCCAACGGAACTACGTCTTACACGACTTCGGTAAACACCGCAGTTTCGGGAACGGCAAGCGGTAGCCCCGTTTTGCCTATGGTCAACATTTCACAATACCTGAACGACCTAAGTTTGCCTATCGCCATTGAGTCTGCCGAAACGACCACGTTCTCGCAGGCTGGTGTAAAGACCTACATCGTGGGTCTGAAGGGTTACACGATTTCGTTTGGTGGAATGTACGACCCGACGGCATCAACGCAGGCCTCCAATGCCTCAACGACGGGTGGTATGGATGCCATCATGACCGACTTGATTTCTTGGCAGGACAACGCCAACACCATCAACGGTGTCTACACGCCCAACTTTGTATCGTTTATTTACGGGCCTTCTACCCCCGGTGCTTTCACCGGACAAGCGGCTGCTCCGCAATACTACGGACAGGGCATCATTATGAAGTATGACCTAAAGACTTCAGTTTCGGGCGTTGTGACGTTTGATAGTGAAATTCAGGTCACGGGTGTGGTCACTCGCACCACCCTCTAGTTGTAGTAGTATCCATCCGTCGGGGTTTAGCGCAGGTTGCCTACCCCGGCGGATTGGAAACTATCTATGTCTAACCTTAGTGAAATCATTTTTGCCACAAGCGACATTGCTGAAGAATTAGTCCACGTTGACGCTTGGGGCGTAGACATTTTGGTCAAGGCAATGACCGCCCGTGACCGTGCCCGTATGGTCGAACAGGCTGGTGGCGGCGAAGCGAACATGAACCTAGAACAGATTTTGCCCGACTTGGTGATTTTGTGTTCATACGACCCCGAAAGTGGCGAGCGTATTTTCGTGCCGTCAGACCGTGATGCACTCTTGGCAAAGTCAGCCGACCCCATTGAGAAGATTGCCCTAAAGGCTATGGCTCTTAGTGGAATGTCCGACACGGCGGTTGACGAAGCGGGAAAAGACTCCTCACCAACCCTGACCGCCGATTCCTCTTTGAACTAGCGGACGCACTTGGACGGACTGTGGGGGAACTGCTAGAAGGTTCCCCTGCCCACCGCCCATTAGCGTCGTCAGAGTTGGTGGAATGGCAGGCTCTTTATCAACTTCGTGCCTATGAGCAGGAACAAGAAATGAACAAAGCCAAAAACGGATAAGCGATAGTAGGCTTACCCGTAGGGTGACTAATGGATGAATCATTACGGCTAAGAATCATCGGTGACCCTTCAGGGGCTATTAGTTCCCTGAACCAAGTAGAAAAAGTTGCCCAACTCACCGCAGACAAAATAACCGGCTCTTTCAGCCACCTTGGCAGTCTGTTTAAGAGGACTATTGGGTTTGCTGGTCTAGCCGTTGGTATTGACACGGCGATTGAAAGTGCCTCAACGCTTATCAACCTGCAAAAAGCACAGTCTCAAATCATATCCAACCAAGCCAAGCAAAAAGGCTCGTTGATAAGTCTTGATAAGTTCCAACTAGAGGGCAGTGCCAAGTCTTATGAGTGGTCGTCTAAGTATTTAGATAACATGGCGACACAATTGTCGTTGTCTAACGCCATTTCCAAGAACGAAATTGTAAAAGCCCAAACGCTATCCATCACCAACAATGACCTTCTAAAGTTTTACAAAACTGGTGGAAAGTATCTAAAGGACAACCTGACCTATCAGGAAAACGGTCACGATGCGATGCAGGCAACGTTGCAGACCGCAGCCAACCTTGCCGAAGTCACGGGTCAGGGTGTCGGCGGTTCGATGAAAATACTGAACCGAATAATGGCTGACCCTGCAAAGCGTATGTCATCTATGTCTCGTATGGGTATCCAACTGTCCAAAGCCGACCAAGACCGCATCAAGCAGATATCAAAACAGAACGGTTTGGTTGCGGCACAGGGGGCTTTGCTGACCGCTTTGGATAAGACCTACCACAACGTCGCTTCATCCGCAGCGTCGCCTGTTGACCTGCTGAAAAACGATGTGGCTGTGATTTGGCAGTCTTTGGGTCAGGGTCTTATCCCCGTAGTTGACGAACTTTCTAAGGCTGTCGTGCCTTTTGTGACACAGTTGATACCTGTACTGAAAAACATGGCAAGTCTTATCCGAGACACCGCCGAAACATTGGGTAAGTCGCTCGGTAATCTTTTTGCCGACCTTATCCCTCTCATTGACTTAGTGGTGAAAGGTCTACTGCCAGCGTTTTTTAACTTGATTACGCCTTTGGTACAAATGGCGGATGCCATTATTTCGCCGTTTGCCAAAGCCTTTGAAGTTCTGGTGGGTGTTGGTACTAAAATCGGGCCGTTGTCACAGGCGTTTCAGGACATGGGAACAACCATTGCCAGCAACCTGCAACCAGCCATTGACTTCCTCGCTAAATCTTTCAAGTCAATGGTTGCCGATGGCACAATGACCAAAATGATGGACAGCCTCCTCGATGCCTTTAAGGGTCTTGCCCCCATCCTGCCTCAGTTGGCTCTTTCGTTTGCTCAACTTGTCATCGCTATTTCACCAGCCTTTATCGCCGCTTTGCCTGACATTGTAAAATCGTTTAACTTATTCACAAAAATCTTGGTCGTCCTCACGCCACTGTTAACAACCGTTATCGGCTGGCTGACCAAACTAGTAAGTTTTTTCACTGGCAATAAAGGTTTGACGGGCGTTATCGGCGCACTTCTCGCCATCTGGTTCACCAAAAGTTTATTCTTAACCCCTGTTATGGCCGCCGCTAGCGGTATTGGGATGCTGATGGGCAAGTTAGTCTCGCTCGGTTCGGCTACCAAAACTACTGGTGGGCTGTTTAAGTCGTTCTTTAGTGGTGGAAAAGGTAATCGTTTCGGCAATATGGCGGAATACGGTGCTGGTCGTTTGGAAAAAAACGTTGCAATTTTGCGTAACAAGGCTGGTACCGCATCGGATGCATACGGAGAGGGTAGTTCCAAGCACAAAAAGTTGTTAGCACAGGTTGAGGCTGCTGAGACAAGGGCAAGTCTCGCCCGTGGCAGACAGGGGGCTGTTGCCAGACTTGGCGGTGGCTTTATGGGGGCGGCAAGAGCCTTTTCTGGCTTTGGTCTGGGTAACGCTTTTCAGCCAACAAACCAAATGGATGCCACCAAGCAGAACACGGCGGCTCTCATTGACTTGACCACTGCGCTGAAAATGGGAGCCGGAGGCACCCTTTCAGGTGGCTATGGCGGTTTTGGTGGAAGCGCAAGTGGGTACGAGGCACTACACGGCAACCTTTCACGGACGCCTGGTTCAGCACACAACCCTTATATGCAAGGGCTGGAAGCCCTTAGGGGCAACTTGGCTGCGAAAGAGGCAGAGCAGGCAGTTGCTAAGAGTGGCATTCTTGGACGCATAACTGGTCGCCTAGGTGGTGGAATTGGCAAAATGGGCGGAATGCTCGGCGGTATTCGTGGAAAAGTCGGGGGCATGGGGATGGTCGGCAAGGGTCTACTAGGTGGAGCCGCTGGCTTGGCAACAATGGTTGCAGGCCCGCTTATTGCCAAGATTCTACCTAAATCCGTTTCGGGTGTCGCTAACGCCGCCTTGGGTGGTGCGTCAATGGGAATGATGTTCGGCCCGTGGGGTGCCGCCATCGGTGCCGCTATTGGGGCACTTACCA